AGTTTATCACTACGGTATCTACAACTTGGACTATCGCAAAATGGCTTGTTCCAACAGTGCAAATCAATGTTGCAAGTGTTGCTCACGTTCAAGGTTTTTCCCAACATCCATTTATGACTATTGCATTTGTCATAGCTGCTCTGATGTGTGGTTGTTCAACTTTCGCTTTTCAAGAGAAAGCTTATTTGGATTTTGTCAAGCGCCTTGATGCACACTCAAAATTGGTTACAGCTGCATCACGCCTGTCTGAGAACTTTGGAAATGTTTTCCAAACTATCCTCACGCATTTTGGAATTGATTTTTGTGGATTTGGCGAAGGAGAAAGTGTACCAAATGATATCAAAGAACTTTTGACTGTATTGGAAACATTTGATATGACCAAGCGTGCAGAAATGATGAACAAACCAGAAATTTCCGTTGAAGTTGAAAGCATGTACAACAAATACATGGCAATGAGAATCGCTTACCGAACAAATCGTTCCATTGTGGCAATTCTGGACAAAATACAGGCACCTATCGTTAATTTATATCAACGAGCTTGTAATTTGCACGGTGCCTCACTGAAGAATCGAATTGAACCTGTTGTGCTTATGCTAACTGGCGGTTCTGGTGTTGGAAAATCATCAATTTTGTATCATATTGGTTCAACTGTTCTGGCACATGCAAAGAAGATTACTCCAGATATGACAAACGCACAAATTCAGGAAGCGATTGACAACTGTTTGTATGCTCGAATGCATGAACAAGAATATTGGGATAGGTATCAAGATCAAGCTGTTACACTAATTGATGATTTTGGTCAGGTTCGTGACACAATGTCCAATCGTAATGTTGAATTTATGGAATTGATTCGCATGAGCAATCCCTTTCCATACCCTCTTCATATGGCTGATATTGAATCCAAAAAGACTGCTACCTTTACATCAAAGTGTGTTGTTGCAACAACCAACTTGAACATGTTGAAGCCAACTTCACTTGTTTCACAGGAAGCTGTTTGCCGACGTGTTGACATGCCTTACAGTGTATCACTCAAGAGAGAATTTGCAGACCAGTTTGGACGCTTGAGAACTGAATTCAAACAAGGAACAATCAATGTTGACATTTATGAATTCCGAGCTTGGAATCCAATGACTGGTCAGATTGGTGAAGAAATTATCAGCTTCCAAGAATTGATGCGCAAGTTGTTATCTCGACTGCAGGAAAAGAAGGACAAATACGCCAAGCAGAAACAAGGTTTGGCTGAATTTGCACGACAAATGATGGCAGAAGCAGAAGCAGCGCAAGTTGAAGGATGGTTCTGGCCAACTACAACTCGTGAAGTTTATCCTATTCATACACATGAAGTTTGTGATAAGATGGAGGAACGATACGTTTCAACTGAATACCACAATCCAGAAATGAATGAATATGATGAACTTTGGGCTGCTCTTCGAGAAGAAAACAATTTTGAAGACACCATGCGCCTATTTGTTGATCGAACATCTCAAATGGAATTGATGGAAGACGATATGACTTGCTTTGAAATTTGTTCATCGGTCTACGATTGGTTGAAGGAACAAGAAAAGAAATATAACGTCTTTGACAGCGTAATAGTTATGCTTAGTTTATTTCTTCTTGGAACTTCTATCTACAATCTCTACAAAGCTTTTTCACAGGATGAAGAATCATGGGAGGTTGAATCTGGAAAATCACGCCAAGCCAAAGGACAAGTCAAAATTGAATCTGGAAAATCACGATTGAGCAAAGGACAAGTGACCATTGAATCTGGCAAATCAAGACAGATGAAAGGACATCCACATATTGAGTCTGGGAAATCTCGTATTTCAAAAACACAAATGAAATTGGAATATGGGCCACAAGAAATTGATATGACAGTTGAAGGATGGTTTTCAGATGATACCACGACAAAACGTATCAAATGGAATGGACTTCTGATCAAGACAATGAACTACGCCCAATCACTTGGTTTGCAAGATGAAGATTTTGTTGAATTTCTTCGTGATGCTATTCCATCTTGGAGTGTTTTCAAAACAATGTCAGAAGAAGAAATCGAGAACATTGATATCACCAAACGAATGTTTTGTAATCAGTATGAAGGATGGGTTTCAACCAATGCTTCAGACCTCAACATCAAATTGCGTTCAAACATGGGAAAGATCTTGTGGTTGAATGACAAAGGTGAGATTATAAATGGTGCTGCCCCTATTCGAATTTTCTTTCCAGTAGGACGCACCTTTATAATAAATGCTCATTATGTTCGTTTGATTGATCGTATGCAAGAAAAACAACCAATGTTTAAGATTCGCATATGCTCATCCTTTTCTGACACGGGAATTGACTACTATTGGAAAGACCTTCAGCCACTTGTCAAGGACTACACGCGTGCAGGCCAAATGACTGATTTGTGTTGCATTCAACTTGATAAGAAATGTATGCGATACCCAGATTTGCGTAAGCACATCATGGAGCGGTCCTATCTTTCAAATCTTGTTGGTACTCGTGTTGTGTCGACTGTTGCTGATTGTGCCAATAAAACGTTTGAGACGAAGTTTGGCATGGTTGAAAACTTGACACTTCAGGAGACAGTTGACACTGATGGATCACGTTTCACATGTCAATCTGCAACAACCAACATTGGTTCCCGTGAAGGAGACTGTGGTAGTGTTTATCTTATGGATAGTCTGACTAGTGCAAGACGCATTTGTGGAATTCACTTTGCAGGCTGTGCAGGGAAAGCATGTTTCATTCCTCTGGTATATGAAGACCTAGTCGACATTATCGATGAAGATGAGCAAGTTTTGCCAGATTATGTTCCATCTGAAGACACACCGGCCGCTATTGTAGAAGGAAATTGTGTTTCATTGGGTGATATTCTTGATCCTCCATATCCAAATGTGAGTACAAAAATTCACTCAACTCAGATCAAAGACAGAATTTATCCAACAGAGATGGCCCCTGCAAAACTGATGCACCCGGAAAAAGTGGACGGTCCCATGTTCAAAGGAATCCAAAAACAATTTAAGAATGTACCGACGCTTGACGCAAGTATTCTGAAAAGAAGTGTCCTATCGTATAAACAACAATTAGCGAAATCAAAATGTAATTATTCAAACATGAAAGTATTGGATTTTGATCAAGCCGTCAAAGGAACTGATTCGGAATACATCAAGGGTATAAACCGCGTAACATCTGCAGGTTATCCTTGGTGTCATGAAAAATCAAAAGGCAAAACTCTTTGGTTTGGAAATCTTGAATGGGATCTGTATGGAAAGAAGGCTCAACAAGTTCGAAAAGTCGTTACTAAACAAGTTGAGGCGATGAAGCAAGGATTTGTTCAACCATACATCTTTGTTGACACATTGAAGGACGAAACATTACCCAAGTTGAAGGTTGAAATTGGCAAAACACGTGTTTTTGCAGCTGCCCCAATGGATTTTGTCATTGCATTCCGAATGTACTTTATTTCATTTATTGCTTTCCTTATGGAAAAACGTATTGATACAGAAAGTGCTGTAGGAATTCGCTGTCAATCTTTGGAATGGGACAAACTTGCAAAACATTTGTTGAAGTATGGTGACCATCACGTGGCTGGAGATTTCAGTAACTACGATGGCACTCTGCATCCTGACATTCTTTGGAAAATCTTGGAAGTGATTGAAGATTATTATCGTCAATCTCCAACTTACAAGAAAGAAGACACGGTGGTTCGTAAGTGCTTGTGGGAAAGTGTTGTAAATTCTTATCACATTTGTGGAAAGAGACTATACAAACTCAATCACTCACAACCGTCAGGCAATCCAGCAACTGCTATTTTGAACAGCATGTACAATTCGATTGCATGTCGTGTTACATTCTACACTGAACGACCAGGAAATGAGGAATTCAATGATTGTGTTTCAATGGTTGCTTATGGTGACGATAATCTCTTGAATATCTCATCACGAGTTTCATCTTGGTTCAATCAAGAGTCAATGACTCGAGCTTTTGCAACATTTGGCATGGTCTACACGGATGAAGAAAAGACCGGAACAATGACAGGCTTCAAGCCACTTGACAAATGTTATTTCCTGAAACGTGGTTTTGCTTTCGATGCTGACAATCGCATATGGATGGCTCCTCTCAAGATTCCATCAATCCTTGAATGTTTCAACTGGATTCATGGTAACACATTGTTTGAAGAGCGAGTAATTGAACAAAACGCTCGAGCGGCTTTTGCAGAACTGGCATTGCATGATGTTGATACGTTCGACAATTATGTCCGGAGAATCAAAATGGTTTGTGGTGACGAATATGAACTTACACTTGTAAGTCAAGACTATCACGATTATCGTCTAATGGTGCGCGACAACACGCTCTTGACAAACCTGCCGGAACTCAACTGGACGTAAACTCAAACCCCCGCCCGAAGGCATTAAACTACAGGTCAAATGAATCAATAGACCGTCCATTGAGTTGGGAAATAGAGTGCCTATTTAGGAAACCACACTCATGAGCAATCCTCTAAACAAGGTTGATTCAATCCTACAAGCTATAGGCTGAGCGACATAGGATGTAAATAAAGCCT